CTCACTGTGATCTAGTTTCTTTTGTCCTAGTTCTACTTCAGCAATATAATCCAATCGATAGGATTCTTGTGCCTTATAAGTAAACTTCTTATACAGTTCTAGATAATCAAGTGTCGTAACACCAAGAAGTTCAAAGACATTGAATACCCTACCAGAGATTTGAATCTCTTGATGATTAATGTATCCCCAAGGTGAGAGTTCCTTCATCTTCTTCTCACCCATAATCCGAGTGATACGTCCACAAAGATATGGAATATCATACAGGCGACAGTTCCATCCAGTCACAACATCAGGTGGATTGGTGGACCACCAATATAGAAATGCCTCAAGCATCTCTACCTCATCAGGAAAGTAATGATAGGTTACATTCTTTTGAGTAGGTGTATATGGTTTACGTCCCCAGGTTCTAATCTCTTTTGTTGTATAGTCCTGAATAGAGATTGTAAGCATCTCCTCAGAACAAGATTCTGGATCAGGGAATCCATGCTCTGCTTGAACCTCAATATCAATCGTTACTAGATTGATCTTCTTGATATCAAACTTGATTTCTTCTGCTGGATAGTTATCAGAGATATACTGATATACATATCTCTCATTTCCGTAGATTTTGAACCCATCAATACCATCATACTTTTTATAGAACTCGCGACAATCGCGAACTGTTCCTGGTTGAATGGGTTCTACACTCTCACCTTCAAGTGTTTTCCACTTGCTTTCTTTCTTTGATTTTACATATAGAGTGGGTTGAAACTTATCCTTATATTTTACTTTTCTTCCATCTTCATAACCACGAACGAGAAAGTTGTCCCCAATCATTTGGACGTTTGTGTAAAACCTCACTTGATAACTTCTTCGTACTTACCCTTTAGTTTAGTACTAGGTTCGACAATAGTCAAGATCTTATCCGAGGAAATCATGAACTCATTATCCATGGTGTAGTCCAGCAACCAAGGAGTAAGAGTAAGGTCAGATCCGAGTACAAATGGTTCAATCAATTTACAATCAGGTTCTCCCAATTCAGTGGTCACTTCTTCAATCTGAGTGATTAAAGTAAGATTATTGGTCAGTAGTAGTACTTTAAGGTTTTTCATAATAATTCCTAAAAAAATAGGGAGATCATCTGGATTTTGCCAGACATCTCCCTGCGGCGACGATACAAATATATTTAGAGCCAGTCTTTACGGGCATGATGTTCAGGGACAAGTTTCCCAAGATTCACAGTCAAAAACCCATCCTCAAAAGTAACTGATCTAATTTCCGTGTCTTCAGCGATTGTCCAGGAACGTGTAAACGACCGTTGAGCCAGACCTTTATGCAGGTAGTTCTCCTTGTCCTCTTTCGCCTCCTTCTTGCCCTCCACAGTGAGTTTACCGTATTCTGTGTAGACATTGACTTCTTCCTGTTTAAACCCAGCCAGAGCGATTTCTAGACGCGATGCTGTGTTGCTTTCTTGTATGAGATTATATGGAGGGTAGTTAGACTCTTGATTGAAACTGAATACGTTATCAAAGTAATCATTCATTCCAATACTATTACGTGTGATCCTGTCCATTAACTGGTCCAAGTCCGCAGCATTATACTTCATGAGGTTTCCCATTGTACTTCTCCTTAACTAAGCGAGATTTGATTGTGTGGACCCCGAAGGCATCCGATATATTTATATCATAAAAACAAAAAAAGAGGAACGGTGAAAACCGAACCTCTTTATAGGGTTTCCGACTTTTGTAGAGACCGCACGAAAGGAGTCTCAATTTTATTTATTCCTTTTTCTGTTCGGTTTCCTCTACCTTATTCTTTTTGCCAATATTATACTTCTGCTCAAGCACCCAATTATTTTTTTCTTTATATGGAAGAACTTTAATTTGATTCAGAGGAGCAATATCTATAATAGCATCTTCAAGTACAACACTTACGAGACCCCAATCAGTAAGCAGGCGAGTAATACGATTCCTACGCTGAACATCGTTAACAGTAAGGTTAGCGTATTTGCCATCAAGAGCAAATAACTCCTTAAAATGCACGATATAATATTTACCTTGCTTATGTAAAATATGGCACGATTGATAAAGTTTCTTTTCTTTACGAGATGCCACACCAATACGTGTGAGAGTTTCTCTTACCTTAAGGAAATCATCAGGAGCATTAAGTCTGACCTCAATCATTTTATCTTGAGACCAATTAACCTGAGGTTCAGAAGTCTGTGTCATTTTGTACCACCAGTTTCAAGTCGTTGTTTAATAAAGTCGATCTGTTCATTTGATAAAATCTTCAGGACCTGAGAGGCTTTCTCATTACTGTAACCATAGTATTGTTTAACACAATCTAAGTTTGTGACTTTATCCTTTCGGATCCAAGGAGAGAATCTCTTCCTTTTTCTCAAGATATTTATATAAAAATTATATTGCATATCTTTACTGAGGAAATGATACTTGTTCATTTCGTTAGCAAACATAATACAATCAAGATGACCAGCAAGACATTTATTAACAATATATGGTGGATATTGTTTTGCTAGATATGGGTCTTCGTCAAGAATATTATTCTTATTAAAGTTGATTGAGTTCAACCAGTCTTTCAGTTCCGGTTCCATAATTAAAATACAACAGTTACACCAACAATAGTAGCACCAGGATTGCGAGCAAGAGCAACCTCCTTAGCATCCTGATAATCTCTAGCAATCACCTCTTCTTTAAAGACTATTCCTGCTTTAAATAATGTCACTTGATGCTTCATAGTTAAAAAGTAAAAGTTCCTTACGTTCTTTTTGTTCACGCATATACTCACCAACTGATCTCATAGTATATGTAAGATCAAACTCAGCAGCATCCCATCCAACAAACCTATCCTTCACTAACTGATCCGAGTTATAGGATACAAGCATATCCATTTTACTAGCAGCACATTTTGCAGCAAAGTCATCATGGTCAAACCCTTTGTGCATACTACCTTTTTTACCATATAGATTATCTTTGATATCATATGGAGGGTCTAGATAAACAAATGCATCAGAATCCTCTAATAACTCTTCATAAGAAAGATTTGTAATCTTCCAGTTTGAGATTAGTTCTGAATACCCAGGAAGTTTGTCAATGCCTCGCATCGAGAAGTTACTATTTGACGCTTGTTTAGAAAATGAACTGGCTTCAGTGAGACCAGAAAAAGAACACTTGTTGACAATATAAAAACTGACAGCGCGAACAAAACTAGATCTTTCAGGATCATTGACTTTTTCCTTTGAGAATAAAAATAAATCTTTTGCTCTATCTGGATTGGGATGTAGAGATTTGAGTTTTGCTAACTCATCTCTCAACATGATGCCATTACTTTGAACTTGTGTCCAAAAGTTAACTAGAGGTTCATATAAATCATTTACCCATATATTTAAGCGAGGATATAGTTTAGACACATGGATTGCAACAGATCCTCCGCCAAGAAAAGGTTCACGGTATTCACCATAGTTATATAAGTCAGGAAAATATGGATTCATTTTCCCACATGCTCTGGATTTACCTCCAGGATATCTCAAAGGTGTTTTGAACGATTTCATAGAATCAGTTTCTTACTGGGTGTTTCAATGGTAGAGAAAATCTTAGTATAGTTATCTACAACTTCATCCCTAGCATCACAGATATAAACAATATACTGCTTATCGATTGTGAGAGTTGTTTCTTCTTTTTGAAGGTATGACCATGGGCCAAAACCAATTTGACCTTGAGCACTGGGCATTGCTACTAAAGGATTTTCAACCTCAATAGTATTCTCATCTTCATTGATTAGAGTAAAGATAACTTCTTCACCAGTGTTTGCACGAAAAACTTTTACATTCATTTTAATTAACCTTTGCTTTTACTTTAGTTTCATATGTTGCGACAAGAGCAAGTGCTTGCTTCCTATCTGTCCCACAAGGGGCATTTTTTAAACAAATCAAAATTAGTTCATCATCAGTAATGGTAGGTTTAATTGTAAACCCCCACTTATCAACTTCACCTTCTATAGGTGCTTCGCATGGATCGAATTCATGAGGCATTATGCAACACCCTGAGGGAAACTATCAATCTCTGTCAATTCATAATCCCAATCTTCCATAACAATATTAGCATAGAGACGATCAGAAAGCATTTCTAATTCTTTCTCAGCATACTCTCTGCTCTCTGCTTCTAACCAAACATCAATTACCTTACCAAGTCTAAGTTTCTTGATGTCTAAGTCAGACAATCGCTTACAGGCATCTCTCACAGCATTACCAGGAGAGTCATCAACCTGTGATCGTAGACGGATGAATACCAGTGCTTTAAACTTCATTTAAACTCGCCCCATCAATAACAATATCCTGATTGTAGTGTGC